ACAACTTTAAAGGCAAATATTCCTTGTCTTTGTTGAACTGACTCTAAATAAGGATTTACTTGAGCTAAGAAGTTGTTTCTTGTACCTACTGTATTTTGTTCAAACACTAAGTTAGAAGCAACTTGTCCAATAAATGATTTAAGGGCAATTAACAGCCTTCTTACATTTACGCGATCTAAAGCAGATGCTTTTTTCTGTAATGTTTTCTGACCAAATACTACTGTTCCTGTGTTAGGGAATACTGCAATCGGATTTACTTTACCTTGATATAAAGTATCTCTATTTGCTTGAGTTAACTTCTTTTCAGGACGTACTACTGTATCTAATCCACCTCTGTTAATACCTGCAGGTGCGAACCAAGGCTCTGCTACTGAATCGTTAAAGGCGTATACACCTGGGATTAAAGTTGAAGCAGGGGAGTAAATGTATTCACCTGTGTTAGGGTCATTAACTAATAACCAAGGCCAATAAGCAGCTGCATATGAGCTATTTACATTTCCTGCCTGTGTAGTTGCAGTTCCAATTGTTGCATCATATCCTACTAAATCAACTACAGCAATTGTATCTGTTCTTGTTTGAGCTAGATTAACTAAAGAGTTAAATTGAGTAGCATGATCTTCTCTAGTAATACCAGGAGAAGAAATTACATTAAATTGATATTCATCTTTATTTCCTAATAAAGTGAGCATTGTATTGTAATCAGCAGGTGCAACACCTTGAGTGTTTGTTCCATCTATATTCTGATAGAAATTAGCAGCCTCTGAAGAACGGAATTGAGCTCCTGAAGCAGCTCCAAATGAACCACTTGAAACAACAGGTAAAGAACCTGTCAATGAGTTTTTAGCTGTTCCACTGTTATCTAAATAGTCAGGAGTTAAGTAGTTAACTTGCTTAACTGTTACATACCTTGAAGTATTTGGGAAACTACCTGATACTTGAATAAAAGTACCATCTGCTGTGGTTACAATATTTTCCTGTGTATTACCAATTACTTTAGAGATAAAGTTAGGGGATTTAGGATCTAATGATAAACCATCATAAGATTCTAATATTACTTTTTCAACACTACTGTCGCTACCTTGTCTGATCAATAATGAGAATTCACCTGTTTCGAGGTTTGCTGATGGGACTTCCCATCTAATATTATCTACAGACCCACTTTCTAAAGTATTATCAGTTCCTTCTGTACTGTCACTATTCATAATATCTCCTTTAGAGATAGTCTCTAATACAAATGGAGATAAACCTGTAGTAGGACCTCCTGATCCTGTGGGGATCAAGGAAGAGGTTGCTGAGGTAAATGTACCAGTAGTTACTCTTGCTACCAATAAGGTAGTACCACCATTATTGAAATAGTTTTGAGCGGAATGGTTAGTTAAATATGAGTATACTTGTGAACCCGAAGTAACAGTAGTACCGAACTTATTAGTATAGTCGGAATATGAGGTTACTAATGTAGGGGTAGTAGGACCTTTTGCGGTAGGACCTACAATACAAGCTCCTGCTTGAATGGGTTGCTGTGTTAAGAAGGACTGGTCGTTTTCTCTTGTTAAAACACCAGGTGAAAGAAGGACTTCTGCCATTTTTTAGTATTTTTGATTATAAATATTAGTTACTTTGGCAAAAAACTTATTGTTGATAAAACTCTCCTTTTTCTATGTTAATGGTACCAGCACCATATTTAGCTTCTAGTTCTTGGGCTAAAACTTGCGATTCTTGCAATGCTTGCTCGATTGCTTCTTGAATTTTTTCTTTTTGTAATTCTAAAAGAGTCATGTCATACTCTAATTTACCTAATTCTACAACAAAATTCTGTTGTTTTTCTTGAACTTGGGATAACTTTTGGATTTCTTCTTGTTCTAATTTTACTGTTTCCATTTTATAAACTTACTTTAAACGTTAAACCTTCATTTAATACAAATGTGCTACCATCTATGGTAGTTTTGATATAAACATTATAATATCTCTCGGGTTGTAACCCATTCATAAATACATCAAAATAGCTTGAAGTACTGTCTGCTGAGATTTTAGTGAATGTAGTATCAAAATCTATAATAATCTCTCCTGTATCCAAATCTCTTATCTGATAGAAGGATTCTTCTGGGAGGTAAGTATTATTCAAATACACTGAAGATGTTTGGAATGTACGAGTAGGGAATTGGGGACGCACGTTTAATCTAAATCTTTGTATAGATCCTTGTGTGTATTCGGGTTGGTTTGCCTTAAATGTTATCACAAATGGTGTTTGTGAGATTGTAGACATTGAACCTGTTGAGTATACCGTGTCATCCCACTTTAATTCTAAACAAGGAGGGTAAATTGTATGGGTGTCTAAAGAGAAAAACTTTAAACCCATATAAGTAGAAGAGTATTCTACTGAATCAGGAAGTTTTAGTATAAACCCTTCATTTGTAATGGCACCTGAGGATGTAGGTGCACCTAGTGACGCGGTATAAAACGACTTTATCGCGTCAGTAACATCAATATTTACATCAGTATCGTCGTTATAGACAAATGATTGAGTAGTTTCTATATTAGAAAATACGGAACTACCTGTATACCATACCCCACCTCCAGTAGCAGTTGAAAATGAAGCGGTAGTCCATTGGGAATATCCTGATGTAATCCAAGCACCACTTCCACTATTAGTTCTGTAAGTCCAACTAACTCCATCTGTTACTTGGGGTGAATCCAAGAATTTCCCTGTACCCATACTATAGGATTCTGATATAGGGTAAGCCTCAATATTATAATCTAAAGGAATTGCAGTAGCATCTGCTGTAAATAATCTTAAGGAGGCAGAATATGATTGGGATACTCTAGCTGCTGCTGTAAATGTATCGTTAATTACAGAAGAAATATCTGAGGTTGAGAATTTAACTAATGCTCTTCTAACATCTTCAGAGGCATTAGGAACATCGTTTGGGTTTAAATTTGCAATCTCTAGGATTTCATCTCTCCCTGTGTTCATTGCAGGGTATGCTGTGTAAATTGTAGAGTCTTTTTCAGGGAAAATTTTATATACTGCCATGCTAATAAATATTATCCTTTCGATTGAATTCTAAACCACTCTGTTCCATCACTCCAACACATTAAACCCTCATATGCTCTATTAATCTCAAATCCACCTGTTTCCCCATCTAGTGTATCACTAGTAATAGGGGTAATATTAATTTTGTGGATATTATCAGTGGATCCGTTACTTATGATTCTGATAGTTCTATTTACTTCATTAGATCCTGAAGAATGAGGTAAAACTAAAGTTAAAGTACCATTTGATCCTCTATCGTGGACTGCTTTAACTATTGAAGTACTATTGTAAGTACTACCTGTAAGGTAAATAGTTTCCCCAGAACCTCCTTGAGCTAAAGCAGATACTAAGTATGAAGATCCTGAAGCAATCATCTTCTTTTGGGATGTTATGCTTCCTGAAACGAAAAGTGAAGCACTTCTTAAAGTATTGTTTTCATTTAAAGTACCATCACTATTTCTTCCAAATACAGGTTTAAATTCTAAACCTCCATAATAATAATCATCCGAACGTTTTATATAGGTTTTAGAATCATCTGATCCCATCATCATAGATATTCTTTCTACTAAAACAGGACAATCATTTGCTACTGATGATGATAAAGTAAATCTTAATTTAGTGTACCCTACTAAAACATCCGTAGTAGTAGCTTGGGGACCAAAATATCCTACAAAAAGTTCTTTGTTAGAATCTATTCTAACAATTTCTGCATCTTCTTCAGTTCCTCTAAAAACTTCAATTTTCACGTGTTCGGGAACATAAGGATAATCTGTAATAGGAACATAATCTGCGGAGTGAGTTCCGTAGGAGTCTGGGTGTCTAAATTTGATTCCTGCTCCTTTAAAGTATTGATTATCTATTACTGAATTTCCTCTAATAAAGGAATTTAATTCATCTTCTTTAATATCAATATCAATTACTACTGGGGTGGTTAATGAATCATATCTTACATATCCTGTAGGGTAGGGTTCAAATACAGTAGAAATGCTAGCTGTTAAATCTGAACCATATCTACTACCTGAGACTGTATCAGGGTATCTTGATTGAGAAATAGTTAATCCTCTTTCCCAAGCAAATGATAAATAATCTGTAGTATCTCCTAACATTGCCCCCCTAGCATTTGTAGGTAGTATGTTTCGTTTTTCTACTATAGTATTTGGGGTATTTGTATCTTGCCCTACATTAGAAATATAAGTATTACTTCCATAAGTAGATTTATCTAAAACACTATCCATATTAAACCCACCATTGTAATAATTCCCAGCAAAACCTGAATTATCTACAATCATAGGTGCATTAGGTAAATCATCATCCCCATTTAATATAAAACCATTAGGGGTTCTATATACTAGTTGATTAAAATAAATGGATCCAGTATTTAAATATTTGGCTTGCCAATCCCAAATTGTAAAATTCGTAAAAAAGTTCTTTTGACCGTTATTTACAATAGCGGTACGAGAATTATCTTTGGCTGCAACAGGTTGAATATAAAAATTATCAAATTTGTTTTGGTTTACTTGAGTTCTTCTTTGATAAGTAGTCTCAATACCAACTGAGTTAGAAACTTCTTGTTGAATTGTGTCAGTTTCTAAATGAATTCCATTTACACATCCTTTAATAGCAAAATTATGGAATTGGTTTGAATTTACAAAAGGAACAGAACCTGTAGTCCCAGTAGCATTAGAAGCAGATAAATGAATAGCTGTTCTAAATCCTATTATATCAAATTCGGAAAATCTTGTACCTGTTACATTCCCTTGTCTTACTCTATCTAAATTATCTCTTGAGGCACTTAAAACTTGTAATAAAATCCCATCACCTTTAGCATGGTATAACCCATCTGAACCTGAAGGTGTTACCCCACCTGAGTATATAGCAGGACCTCTTAAATGCATATTGTATATTCCTGCAGTATTATAATTTGGGTTTCTTATATTTTGGAAAAAATCATCTCCAACATTGTTACTATCTCGGGTTCCATCTAAATAAATAGCAGAATATCCATCATAGTCTAGACTTTCTGATATTAAGATCGTACCATTTTTAATATAAGAGTTAGGTCTTAATCTTACTGCATGATTTGAAGATGTCATGTAGATAAAAGATTGTTGTAAATCTAAAGTTACACTAGGACCTAAATCTAATGTATCTCCAATTAAATAAGCTTTTTTAGGTTCTGCATAAAGAGTACCACCCCCACCAAGGTCAGCATTTCCACCTTGATTCATAAACTTTTTTCCGTGGATCTGGAAGGTTGATTGGAGGGAAGAGGTGAAAGCATTAATTGCTGTTTGTATTGCTAAAGTATCATCCGTTACTCCATCTCCTACAGCTCCATAAAAAGCTAAAGAATGAGAATCTATAATACTTCCACTTACAGTTAAATCTGATCCAACCCCACCTGTGATATTTAAAGATCCTGTAACTGTAAAATCACCAATAAATGTATTTCCAGGGGCAGTAGTGGGTTGGGACCAAAATTTATATCTTTTCCCCCCATTAGATACAATTAATGTACTATTGTTGTCTGTTGAGGTTGTATCTGTAGGATCGTAATAAAAAAACGATTGAGGATTAACAGTATGGACTAATTGATAATCAAAGGGATATTCATAAGCTCTTAATTCTGCTAAAGTAGAAAATCTAATAGCATTACCTGTGTACCCTGATTGGGAATATGGTAAAGTTGAAGCAGATAAATTTGTTCTAAATTGACCTGTATCTTTTTCAAAAATAGTTTCCCCTGGTTCTAAAGGGGATGTTGTATTAACTAAAGAACTACCAGTAGTTACACCTGCCTTTGTACCGAAAAAATCCGGAAAAATTAACCTACCGCTTCTTTCTGCCATTTTTCGTTATAAATATTATAAATTAGTTGCTTTAATATTAGTTAAGAATATAATAGATTGGGATCTATTTTCTATAGTTGCATTAGATGCTAATATTCTTCCTAAAAATTTATCGTAATCAGGGTCTGTTGATACCCCACCTTCATCTCCACCCCCATCAAAATCAGTAACTATAAATCCTTTAGCTCTTATAGAAACAAAATCTGAAGGTGGAGTTGTTTCTTTAGTATTAAAAATACTCATGTTAAATTCCTAAATCACCACCACCAGGAGCTTCAGGATTTTCAGTAACTTGAGTAACTTCCGAAGGGGATTGGTTAATAGATGGGTCTTTAGCTTTAAGGGCATCAAATGAATCAAACTCTACATTAGATCCATCAGCACCTCCTACTACAGACTCGAATTCAAATACAATCTTTGATGGGGAATATACTATTCTATCGTAAGATAAATCTTTTATTGCCACATCGGGGATTAAATATCCTTGGAGTTTAATATCGAATGTGGTTTTTACTGATCTTTGTCCTCCTGTGTTTAATTCTACTGTTGGGGAGAAACTATCAATTGTAGATTTGAATTTAAATCTAGCAGGATCACCCCAATACGAATCAGAGGCATAGTTAATAGCTTCTGTGATTTTATTCATGTGTTCTACAAAGTCTGTAAAGATTACACATGAGTAATTTATAGTTACAAAATCAGGGACTACAGATAAATGTAATTTGCCTGTAGGTATTCTATTATTTAAACCATTTAATATAGAAAAGTTATCGTATGCATTTTCTCTAGTAAATTTAGGTTTAAATGCATAAAAGTTTTGAACTTTATTATCTAAACTTAATAATTTATTAGTAATTCTTTGACGTGTGATATTAGTGCGTTTAAATACTACTGCAGGAATTAAAAGTTGCCCATCTCTTCCTCTCATAAACCCGTCTTTTTGGATTGCAGACCACCTTTCAGGGGAACCATAATAAATAGGTACCTCTAGATTTTGTCCGTTTTTTGAAACTGTAGGTTTAATTATATTTTGAAAATAGTATAAAATAGACTCGTCAATATCCTGAATACCTACTGTAAAAGGTTTAGGATCATCTGTTGTTACTTTAGTATTTAAAGCTCTATCAAAACCCCTTTTAGTGTAAGAGATATCACCAGGATTATTAACTACCTCCTTTGATATCTCAGTTTGTGTTTTTGGTATGGGTTTCCTTTTAGCCATTAAAGTCTAGTTTGTTGTATTCCTACCACATCTGGTCTTACCAGATGGGCATCTAATCTAATTGAAATTGAAGTTCCATATTTTTTCAGGTAAGCATTATCTCCATAAGCATAGTCAGGATTTTTACCTACAAATAATTGGTTTTCTACAATTTGATGGACTTCAAAGTATAAATCATTCCACAATACAATATCTCCAATTTCACATACTAAATCTACATCCACTAAATCATCTCTTAGTACTGCAAATTGAAAATCTCTTGTTAAGTCAGGACCAAATTCACTATCTGTGATATTTTGATCTCCTCTTAAAATTAATCCATTTATTAAAACAGGATCTCTATAGGTTTTTTCCATAGATTCCCCGTAAATGTTTGAGGTTGTAGCAGAAAGTTCTAACTTGTAGATTCCTAACTGTTGTTGGACAATATCATTGATTAACTCACGGTTAATGTGTCTGAAAAGTGATATGTCTCTTTCGCCTCCAAAAAGTGCCATTAGATTCTTTTAAGAGTATCTAAGTTAAATTTTACCGATCTTACCCCAGCAATTCTTACATTTCCTTCATCCGAAGTTAAAATTTCTTTTCTAAAATTTTCTATATCTTGTTTGGGGTCGTTTGTATGAGTGATAAACTTGATTCTAATTTTAGTATATTCTATGTTTTCCTTTTGTGGATAATCATCTGGGGTGATGTTGTCCACAATGGTGACTTTCTCTAGAGCTCTAACTTGGGCATTAATATCACTTACGTTTACTTTACGGTCAGATAAAATGTAACCTTCTACAGAATAAGTGTTTAAAATCTCACTTAAAATTTGTTTTAACTTGATCATCCTATAAAAATTGTCATAGGAACCTTATTGAGTTCCTGTTGTTTAAAATCTCCTTCTTGTGATTTTCTCTCTAATAAAGATTTTCTTGAGGTCTCATCAAAGTATCCTCTTAATTTCTCTATTAAAGCATTTTTCTCTGCTGTAGCAGCAGAAATTAAATCTGATTGGTTTAAAGTTACATCAGCATTTGGAATAGGCACGTTTGAGTATTTTCCTCTTACATATCCTAACATTTCTTTAGCTAATGCTAATGTGTATTCAAAAATCCATTGTCTTCCTATTGAGTTTATTTGCTCATAAACAGGGTTTGTATAAGGGACATTTGAAACATTTGTAATTTTATCTGAAGCATCTTGGATTGAAGTTGCTAAACGATCAGATTTTAAAATATATTCAAAATATAATTTTGCTCCTTGATCCCCAGATTTTGGAATAGGGAATATTTTTAATTTGTTGTTTCTAATTTGAAAAGTATAATTGGAACGTCTAACAGTGTCTGCCATCTCAATCTGTTGCATTCTACCCATATCAAAACTTAAAGGCATCATCATAAATTGAACAGCAGGTGAAAAACCACCAAATCCAAAAGCATCCATCATTCCAACAAACCCAAATCCAGTTCCTGAAAATGGATCATAGAATCTTTCGATTGCTGGGGATGGTTGGTAAAATACTTTTTTAATTTCTATGTCACTTCCTGTGATTCCATTTGCTGTTGCAAAAGTATCGAAATCATAGTCTTGAATGGAGGATGTTAATGTAAAAGAACCCGTTCTATAATCAACGTTTCCTCCTGTTTCAGCTTCGGTAGCATACTGTTCGGATAAACGCACTATAGGACCTAAATTCGGTGTAGCTAACGAGTTATTTAATGTAGATGAGGTAGGAGCTCCCTCTAGAGATAAATAATCTTCTCTAACTTTATAAGCATAGAGTTCATTTCCGTAAGTGGTAATTGCTTCCTCAAAAGCAGTATAAAAGTTTAAGTTTTGTAATTCTATATCAACTAGAGGATATCCTAATCTTCTAGCACAAAAATTTGCAACCTTATCTGCATCAGTTTGAAAGTCTACATCATAATCATATAGACCTCTTGGGGTGTCACCAGGAAAGAATGATGAAGATCCGGGCCAGATAGAGATATTTGCCATTGGTTTTTATTATAAATATTAAGAAATATTATATTCTTTTTACTTTATAAACTCTGTTTGTAGGATCGTCTGCAGCAAGTATGTCTGCGTATGCTTGTGCTTCCTCTTGAGTTGGAAACTCATCAATAGTATCTTCTGAGTTTAATTTTAATACCCAAACTTGTCTCTTTGCCCAAAGTGGGTCTGACTCATTAAGGGGTGCAGGTATAAATTGTTTTAGTATTCTATACATTTTTTAATATAATGCGTTCCAATTGGTTCCATCGTAAAAATATGGTTTTGGAGGAGCTGATGATGATACTGCAAATGAACCTGTTGGTACCCCACTTGGTAATGGATCTTGAGGTGTTACACTTAAAATATCATCAAACTGTACAGTTCCTGATACATGGAGTTTGGCTTGTGGTGATGTTGTACCTATACCTACGTTACCATCAGATTGTAAGCGCATTATTTCAGTTGGGGTAGTTTCTCCTACACTTAAACGCATTGAACTTTCATCCGCAGAGACATCATCTTGGACAACATCTATGCTACCTACAGATACAACAGTACCACTAGCATTTTCAGTTTTAAGGTCTAATCCAATACCCATTCCATCAGTAGCGGAAGGAGTATAACCATGACCAAATGAAAATCTTTTAATTAAGTTCGAATCTGTTGCCGTAAACCCACCATCGATAGTAATTCCTAATACTTCAGTACTACCTGAGTCTAAAAATGTAACAAATCTATTTTGGGTTGTACCTGATTCTTGTTTAATCCCTAATGGTACTTTATCGTTATCTCCAACAATATTAAAGGTTGAAGATACAGTACCTGAGGTATCACCTACTCTAATTTCTGTAGAGTTTATTTTGAGTGGATTAGTACCATTAATTGTAGCCAAATTAGTTATTATACCAGCACTATTAAATGTAATAGTTTGGTCGGTTTGTGGGCCTAACACAAAAGCGGTACTAGGTACTCCTGTTATACCTATACCCGTTCTAACCGTATTTCCACTGCCTACTACCCTCTGTCTTAATAGGTAGTAATCAGTACCTGAGTGATCGTTGTATAGTGCAATTGGGTATTCATTTGTAGACCCATCTACTGTTTGTGAGATAGTACCTCTTACATCTAATGTTGCAGTAGGAGATGATGTACCTATGCCTACGTTGCCTGTAGACATTGCATTTCCTGAATAACTTAAATCTGTTCCAAATATCAGATTACCTATACTTAGTTGCCCATTTGATGCAGCATTAGGAGCTTCAATCTCTCTACCTAGTAAAATATTACCATCTCCAGTAGTATCTTGACCAGCATTAAATCCTATAGTAATATTGTTATCTCCTCTTGTTGTTGCAGGATCATTATAACCTGCCCCATATCCAATATTAATATTATTACTTCCTTGGAAACCCATTCCAGCTCTAAAACCTAAACCTACATTATTGTTATTATTTGTTGTAAGTGAATTACCAGAATAGTAACCTACATGAGTATTACTACTTGCTACAGTTTGAGAAGCTAATCTACCAGCAAAAGAACCAATTTGGGTGTTATAATTTCCAGTAGTATTGTAATATCCTGCAACGTATCCTAAATATGTATTATCATTTCCTGTAGTGTTGTTAACTCCTGCTGAATAACCTACTGCGGTATTTTCTTTTCCTGTTGTAGTTAGTTGTAATGAGCTGCCACCGAAAGCAACATTATCTTGTCCTATTGTTACACTTTCTAAAGCGTCTACACCAAAAGAGGTATAGTGTATATTACCTGCTTGGGCAAATAAATTATTGTCTTTATAAAAATATCCCGCAGTACTATTTGCTTTTCTATAGAATTGAGTGTTTAAATCTAAAGAAGAATCTGCTAAATTATCTAAATAAGTTGTGGTTGTGTTATCACTTAAAGTAGCTAATTTTCTGCCATAATATTGACTTTGATTAGCTTGAGTTCTATAAATATCTCTAGCGGTTACTCTAGCATCTGAGGAGGTAGGAATACCTGTTAGTTGTACTTGTCCTGCTACAGTATTGTCTGTTATAATAGCCTCTAAGAATGGAGGGCCATAAGCACCTGTTTCTCCACCATCTGCTGTTTTATAGATTACGTGATAGTAGTGTGTTCCGTTGTCTATATTTCCTGGAGAAGAAATAATTGAAGCAGAGAAATTAGCTCTTTCAGGGCCTGAAGGTTCACCTACTGTATCAAAATTAAAGTTACCACCTACATCTAATAGTTTGGTTTGGTTTGAGATTTTACCTACGGTTAAGTCTCCAATAACGTGGAGACTGCCTGAAACATCTAAATCATCTGTAAAGATACCACTGCCACTTACATGAAGTCTAGCAGATGGAGTGAATTCACTTAAATGGTTACCACCATATATAGCAACACCACCATTTGCTCTCATTGAGATACCTTCAGGGTTGGTGGGTTTGTTTTCTCCGTTAACGAATATAACAGCTTGGGTTAGACTATTACTATGTGCAAATATCGCTACTTCACTATTTGTATCATTTCCTACAATACTACCCCACCCTAATTTTAGATATCGAGTAGAAACAGTTGGGTTTTGTACATATAGAGAACCAGTTACAGTTAGATTATTTGTAAAGTTACCACTTCCAGATATTCTCGC